GTGAGCTATTATGCTCTTTTGGCTGAAAGATTCAGATTGCCACTCTCGCCGAAACACAACAAGTTAATGTCAGGTTTACGGAGGATTCCATAATTGCTATCCTTTAAGCTTTAGTTTCCCACCCCAATCCAATGGGGTCGTGTCTCTGGTTGACGCTACCAGTATGCGCTCTTTCAAACCGAGAGTGGGTGCACAAGCCTTTTCCAATAATGGCTGCTGTGTGCAAAGCAGTTGTCCTGAGTAAATGTCAGGAAGGAATTTCTTCCTGGGTCGCACCCTCTATTTAAAGAGATTGCTTCACCATGTCAAGCATACAAGGTGTCGTTTGGGGTATGTGGGATACTCGGTATACCATGCAGAGGTCGGAACATGCAATGTCACCTTTTCTCCCCAATCCCTACTAGAACACTCCCCACAAGACAAGAAACGTCAAACTTTTCACACCAAGAGTGAGTTAAAACACATCTTTCCTTGCCCTAGTCGTTTTATCCAGAAGGACAGTCACTGCCGATAGGCTTGGTTAAGATCTTTAAGTTCTTCAAGATTTCCTCTAAAACTCAATGATTTCACTCTTGATAATACTTGGTTTGATTTATCCTGTTATGCGAAGAAACACAAGAATTGGTTAACCCCTAGAACTCCCCATGACCCCGGGGAAGAGAAGGGAAATTAATCCACAATGATATCCTCTTCGTCATCAAAGTATGCGATATGACGCGCCACCTTGACAGTTTGCAGGTTCGCTAGAGCTTTAATTTCTAAGGGGAGCTGCCCGTCAACGGTCAGGTACTTTGACCCAACAGCCGTCGTGCGAGAACAACCAATATTTATTTTAGGTATATCACGAGAACACACCTCCCACTCTTTCCCAACATGAGTGTCCTTGATTCTGAAGTACGCTTGCAGCACATGCTTCCACTGATTGACATAAAGTCTCATGGGTCGGCAGAAAGCATTGGTCCTTATAATACCAGCTGCATGAGCCAAACACAAAGCAGTTGAGATGGCCAATTCACCACCAACAGGGTCCAAGCAAATTATCTTGAAGCTCTCACACATGATGGAGGGCAAACTGTCAGAAATGTAAGAAAAGTCTGGCTTCTGAAGGCTCATGATGCCATGTTTAACCCCATATCTTGTCTGACCTCTGCTCAGAGAATTATCACACACAAGATTGAACAAACCAATCCCAAATCTCCTCTCAAACACTCCAGTGGGTCCAATGAAAACCCCTGGCATGATTTTTTGTAGGGGCCCATGTCTTGTTATCCCTCCATTAGCGTTTTGAATCTCTTCAAAGTGCGCGAAGATATCGCACTCATCTAATTCAGTTGTTAAATTGTTTTTGAAAGCTTCTTTCAGAAGGCCAACATGAGCTGGTAAAGAGGAAGTGGACACTTCCCCCAAATCCTGATGAAGCCACCTTTGTCTGCACATTAGGAAAGTCGGAGCTACAAAATTGGTATAACCTGCTTTGTGCATAGCTTCTTTGACTTGTTGTTTGAGTTCATTATAATATTCCCTTCCATGATGATGGGCTTCGTACATGGCATTTTCAATGTTGGCTTCCAAGAGAGCTAGGGAATCTCCTCCCTCACGTATCCAATATACTTGCTCTTCTATGCTTCTTTTATGGAGAGGCGCATGGAACAGAGAGGGAATTAACTCATCTGGTCTAAAGTTTCGTTTCAAGAAGTCAAAATCCAAAATTTTCCCATATGGTTGAGCATTCTCAGCGCAATTCTTAGCCCCATCTGTCATGGTCACACCAAAATAATCCTTGAGAATTTTTGACACCGTTTGCAAATTATACCAGGGCAAGACCTCGTTCTTGATGGCCACAATATTATCGTCACCGTAGACACAGGCTCTTACAAAGCTTGGGAAGTTGCTTGGACACGAGATGTCAGATCTCCCATTCTGACTAGCTAACATAATCCATGCACTCTGCAAATAGAAGAGGTTTATGAAGGAATTGAAGATCACAGTCATGGGAAAACCTGAAGGCCCTCCTCCTGAAATTCTTAGAACCCCTCCTTTGACTAAAGAAAATCTGTTGGTAAGGGCTTTTGTCAAACTGGTTCTCTCATCACTTTGGAAACCACCATAAAAGATATTGGCAAGCTCTGCCACCATATCGAAAGAGGTGGGGTGGAACATTCCATCAAAGTTGGCAAAATCCCCGTTGAAACCATATGGGGAAAAAGAAGCCAGGGAAATAGCCAAGTCGGACCACTCACGTGAGTGCGGGTTTATTCCTACCATGATTCCACGCTTGTGTCTATTTGCCATGACAAAAACATTGAAGTCAAGGAACAATCTCCTCGCATGCATATTAAACTCCACTGGAAGAATAGAGAAAAGTCTAGTTTTTGGCTTGTCATATATCTTGTCTAGAGCTCTTCTTTCATCCTTGGGACACTCAATGGAAATTAATGGAAAAGGTTCCCCAGAACTCAAAGAGCTTCCATATGCTTCGTAATTGGCGTTTAGTTTTGCACTCTTGATAGCTCTGGACCCATCCTCACAGATCTCAAAGAGATATTCTTTCCCATGCGCGTCGCTGGGTCTGGAAAGAATCAGAGGATACCCCTCACTAGTAGACATGTTTAAAGGCTCGTAGTACTCAATTCCACTTATACCATTGATAATGGTATGCATAGGAAGGTCTAGGGTGTCGTAATTTTCCCTTACCATAAAAGTTTCCCAATCTTCCATCTGTTCGCGCATAGAATCAATAATTCTCTTCCTCCAGTTGCCTCTTATAGGCTTAGCTTGGTCCTGGTACTTCTTGATACCCTCTATCATAGGATCATATCGGCACTCCCCAAGTCTGCCATCCAAGGGACTTAAAATTGCTGGCTCGGTCAGGGGTTTTCTTGGCATAAATCTCTGGATCAAGCTAGGGATGATAGTGCTCCTACAAATTGCCTTGGGCGTAGTGTTGGGAAAAATTCTCCCCACAACCTCGATCAAGCCCATTCTATCGTTCGGTTTGAAAACCCCTAAATTTCCTGAAGGAGTGGGTGTACTTGAAAGCAATTCGTCCATCTTTAACGTGGAGAAGACAACTTCTGAAACTGGGGAATCACAAATCGTCCCTTGACAATCTCCAGCCTGAAGAGTCGTTATCCCAGATATGGCTTTTCTCATCATGTTCACCGTAACAGGAACATATGTAGAAACATATTGCCCTGTGAGATTGTCATAGGTTCCTGCCACAAGCATGCAAAAGACCTTACCATCCAGTTTTTCGCTTAATGAGACCATGCAAGAGCCACATTGCCCTTCTTCAGTTTTAAAAGGAGAAGACCACCCATTCACCATCATGTACAGCTTGTCGTCCATAAAGTACTTGAAACTAGCAACTCTCCTCGCTGTAGTCACCTCGCTTATGTATCCTCCATCTCCAGGCAGCTTCCAAGGACCACACACAAAGTGTGAGTCCATGTCAACTAACATATCCAACTGATTTTCATTTGAGAAGATGTTTGTGATAGAAGATCTCATTGGAATTGAGTGTGTTTGGATGACACATGCGTCATATTCTGAAAGTTGCGCCACATCCGAAGGGTCAAAAGCAAAGTAGTAATCAGCCCCATTGTGGAATTTGTAAATGTCATCTTTTTCTGCTCCAGCAAAAATGTGCAGCGGGCACATTAGAAATCCTCCCCCTATGTCTGTGGCTACCATATGTAAACCAGCGGCCATATTCATTATCGAACCCTGCCTCGAACTTAGGATCTCACAAGTATCGGCAGGGCGTCTTCCACCTTGGGCTCGGCCAGTGGCTAGAGCAGCTCTACTCATAACTCTCGACAACCTTGTGGTCAACTCATCACCAGAAGTTATGAAATTTCTTCCTCCCCTAGCCTGGCCCATGAGAGTGCTCAAAGAAATAATCTCGTAATCCTCCTCCTTGGTAACATTTTTGCAGAAGAGACCCAAGATAGCGCTTCCAATACCAGAAAGCCCTTTAAAAGCGAGATACAAAGAACCAACAGAAGTGGCTAGAACCAACATCATCTTGATAACGCTGGGAAGTTCCTCTGGGATATTGGAGCTCAAAGTTCTGGCAGTTTCAAACCATTGGAACCATTTCTCTCTGAGGGTTTGAATCTTGCCTTTTCTGGCGGCCCTCACTGCAAGAACTAAATGGAAAACAAGTCTTCCTGACATACATAGCTCTGCAAATGCCTCCCTATCGTAATCATTGGAAAAATGAAGTACTCTTTTGTCATTAACAATGTTGACTTGGACTTCGTTGACCAGTCTGTTAACCTGCATTCTAGTGAGGGTGTCAAGATGTTTCAGAAAATCGTCTTCACTTTTGTATAAAACTCCTTTAGAGAAAATGAAGTTGAAGAAGCTGTGCATCACTAAATTGTCAGAATGCTGGTTCAATCCATACTGATCTTCAAAGCCAAAAACTCCCAGATCACCGGAAACAAGGTTGACTCCAAAGGTTGTCAAGAGTTTGTCTGACATTGCTGTTTTGGTAGCCTTGGAAAATTGATCTCTTAGCTCCCCAAAAATACCCACAAAGGGTGGTTTCATGGGCTCCCCAAAAGCATCGGTACTAAAGGCCAAGCTTCCTTGGGCCTTCCCATCCGCCAAATCGCATGGTGGAGGTGGGTCTATCACACCGCATTCTAGCAGCATTTCTTTTCTTTTCTCTAGAATGTCTCCAATTATTCCACCTCCAAACTCCTGCAAGATGTCTACAATATCAGAAGTCGGTTCTTGGGGATCTTTCTCTGATTCACTCAAAGTTTTGAGAACTATTTCCTGCGTTTGAAGATAAACGCGGGCCTCTGCAACACAAACACAGAGGAAGTCAACATAGCTCATTCTTGCAGGATATTTCATAACTCTTTCATCAGGGTTCAGAGGGTTCAACAGAGTGAAACGCATATGACGCACACCCCCTGCTACCATCTCCCCTTCAGTTTCGACCTTAACGAAGAGATTTCTTCTTCTCATAAATGCGCCTGGATCTGCCAGACCATGTTTTGTTCCACACCCGGGGACGTTGGTGGTGGAAAAGATATATTTGCTTGTGAATGTCCTTCCTTTATTTGCTAGATCAGCCATGGGCACAATGAAGCAGTTGTTTGTCTTCATCTGGATGATTTGATTGTACGTGGGGGAAAAACCCTTGGACAGATCTTGACCAAGGTCGTCACACTTGATTGCTGTTTGTCCAATGTACCCACTCCAGTACTCTTCATTTGGGGTTTTGGAGTAACACCTGTCTGCCTTGGGTTTTCCAAGTATATCAAGAACATCATTAAGCAATTTTCCCATGATGAAGGATTTCCCAACACCTGGTGCTCCATACAAACTTACATGAAAAGGGTCCACTCTAACAGAACTCGCTCCTTTACATCTGTGGGTCTCATCCAAGAGCTCCTTACACAGTTTGTAACTCCGCTCACAGACTCTTGAAAGATGTGGAGAGTCCACCATCGTCAGTTTTCCCATAACATCCACACCCTTATCATAAAGTGTGCGAACCTCTTTGATTTTTTCCTCGCTACCCATTTGGGTGTATCTAGTCTCTTGAAGAGTCATTCTTTCGACCTCCTCAAACCATTCTCTAATATCGAACCCAACAACAGCAGAGATCTTCACATACGAGGAAGTGGGCGTTATTCCACCAACTATGAGTCTGTAAATATAATCTTTGAAATCGCTTAGGGTCTTAACTCCCATAGAGATGCCACTGATGCTTCTACATTGTTTTTCCAAGTTGCTGGTGCTGAAGGGCTCCATGAAAGAAACATTCATAGCCTTGCACAAGGAGACGCATAGCTTAATATAAGCTAGCAAGCCTGCCAACTCCAAATAAGGTCTTCCACCTGCCTGGGCTTTTCCTGTTGCTAAATCTTCGGAAACAATAGCGCTTGCTTCAGCAGGGGTCGCGCTGTTTGTCCCGGTTTCAGTAGAACCAAGGAAAATATGTTGGTAAATGGTTTTGCAGTAGTTCTCAATGTCCCCAAACTGCTTCTCATATTGAGAAACTATGGAAATTGCCGCTTGTGGCCAGTAGATGGCGCTTATGGAAGTTATCGAAACCATCATTAGAGCTTTGAAAGTACCTAGAGAATCAGGAACAACATTTTCGATGAATTTTAGAGTGCTGAAACCCATCACTGCAGAAATGGATATTCCTATGATGCACATGCACTTGGGGTCGGACAAACACTGCTTGAAGGCACTTGATATGCCATCAATTAATCCCTGCAGCACGGATTTGACTTTCCCAAGCATGGAGTCGAAAAGGTTTGATATGGCTCGCGTTGCGGCATTGGATAGAATTGAGGTCGCAGCTTCAACAAGTTTGGCCGAAATGTTGGAAACTATTTCAGTCAACTTTCTCTTAGCCCAACTCTCTGATTCTTCAATTGGAAGAGGACTCCCTCCTTCACTCACAACAAGCTTCTCCAGCTCACGAGATTCTTCATCCACACCTCCCCATAGACTTATGGAGTTGAAAAGCGCAGACCTTATTCCTTGGGCTTTACCAGTAGCAAGTGTGCTCTTTTCTTTGAGAATTGGCGTGGGTTTCGGCTTAAAACCTAATTCTTTGAGAGCTTTACTGTCTGAGGGACTCACAAAAACTGGATTTATCGTTGAGGTTTGAAAAGGCTTCTTGTACTTAACCATTTGGCTGACCTGCAATGAGGGCACCCCACCTATGTGTTTGAATTCAAAATTGGATCCGGGCTTTGAGTAGATTTTGACTTTGGCTTTAACACTGTTCTTTGGAAACTTCATGCAAATAGTTCCCGTTTGTGATGAGAGTGGCGGGTGGCCGGTATAATCAACCACAGTTGTGGCTGAAGAATTTGTCTCTTGTTTGGTGGTGTCAAATATTTTGCACAAACGCCAGGAAAAACGCCTATCGTCTGTCGCTTCAATCTCCACACTTCTTAATTGAGCAAGAGAAATTTTCTTTCCATAGAAAGTTTCCTTGCTAATCTTCTTATTGGACAGGGTTGCTATCTTGCATTTCCCAAGCTCTGCATTGGGATTGTGCCAAACGGAGATTGGGTTTTGCCATCCATCCCCTAGAGCCTCCTCCTTGATAACAAATCGGAATTCCAAGTCACCTCTCCATAAAGTGAACATTCTAGAGGCCCAATGTAAGGGGTTTTGAAGTAAGGTATAGTCAACTTCCTCTTTTGAGTACCAGGGTGCACATGGTACTGCAATGATTACGCTCTCTTCAGTGGCATCAATAGACACTGTTGCCATGAGACTGAAATCAACTTTGTCCAGCACTTGACTGGACTGTGCCATTGCCAAAGACAGAGGCCTGGCAGAGGTTCTTAAACCAATGTGTCTTCGCCCTCTCAATTGGAAATCTGGGCCTGGTTCGAGATAACATCTTATGTCGACTGAGGGTGTTATCTCCGCAATGCTAGTAATGGGGTGCAAGACTATCAAATGAGCCACAGGGCAATCCCAGATATCTTCAAAAGCACTCATTATGCCCTCATCTCCAATCGCTTCCCACTCGTCTGTTGAGGCAAAAGGCATGGTGAAAGATCTGGTGGAGGAAGTTCCCAAGTCGAATTCTGCCCCATATCCATGGTGCGCTGTGGTCACGCTACCAAGGGCAACGCCACCCTTGGGGGTTACAGAAACAACAAGCTTCCCTCTTGTGGATGCTGAGCTGTTAATCTCAAATGTTACTATCAGTGACCCTCTCCAAAAAGAGAACATAGCGGAGAGTGCAGCGAGCTGAGACAACAGCAGAGTTCCATCAACATTTCTGCAGCTCATGGGATGAAGAGCAAATTCAGCTATCTCCATTCTTGCTGGAGTTTCCTGCGTAATAAGTGCTGTTCCAAGAAAAGCTCTCTCTGTGATTATGCCAGCGATTTGCCCAGCATTCATAAAACAATCTTGGCTATCTCTTTTCCTACCAAAATTGTCCCCAACAGAAGACGGCAATGAGGCCTGAGCCATTGGAAACGTTGTCTCAATGGATCTCCACATCATGTAGTTAGCATTGACATTTTTAACAAAGACTTGTATTGTGACGGATAGGGAAGGGCTGGGCAGGCTAATGTGAGTTAAAGGAGCTAACACCCTACATTCCACACGTGACAAAGCATTGTGAGAGTTTTTGTCGTGTGCCGAAACCGCTTTGTGTATGGACATGAATTCTACCGTCATTTTTGCCCCATCTGAGTCTTTAGCCAAGATGGTTTTCCCGGGCATAGAGTGGAAAACCCTGGCATCGTCCTGCTTTGCCTCATGAAATCTTCGGAGCTGGTCCACGACTACTTTGATAGCCCCCATGTAACTTTCGTTGCCAGTGACTAAAACATTTAATTCGAAATCATTAGAAAAGCAGAAAGCTCTCTGCATAGTGTCGCTATACATTGAAGAAGCTTGAGGACCTATAACGTCCCCTGGTAATTCAAGCTGAAAAATCGAGGATCCGACTTCGTCAGTTGAATCCCAGGAGAAAGTGTCTGTGTAGGCAGGTCTTGTGAACTGATTTGAAATCAACTCCATCGCTTTGTTGATGGAGCTGCCATTCATGAAACTTTCCAGATTTGCTACTACTGGGACTATGGGCCCGTCCTGAACAAAGTTGTCTAGAGAATAGGCTTTTTCATCATTAAAAGTATTTTGGATAGATGCTTGAGCCCTGCCTATTCGAAGCCCCTTGCTTGAGTAATCGTTTCCTAAGACATCTGTCTCACGACCATCTTCGGGTTGGGTGTCTACAGCTTGAGCTAGGATAGCTCTTGAGGCTATTCGGCGGGAAACAGAACCAGTGGGGTTGTTCCATCTGTCAAGTAGTACAGGGTTGCTCACATGAGTTGTGGCAGAGCGAATAGTTCTTGGCACGTACCCTCCTCCCTGAGCTGCTTCCAACCAACCGAAAAGATTTTGATTTTGGGACATAAAGTCAACTAAATTGGATTCACAATCCAATTGGACTTCATTTTTGAGAAGATTTTCGGCATTAGAACCAAAAATCAGAGAGGTCCTCACATTGACAGTTATTGGAGTGTTTTGGTTGCGCTCCAGTTTGGCCCCCTTCACATACAGAAACAACTGCAGCCTATCAGCTGCTATAGCCTCCTTTCGAGAAAAAGCCAGCATTCTTCCAGTCTTGTAGACATGTGTTTGCATTCCTGGCAAGGTGAAACCAATTAAGGCAATGGCTCCGAGAACTGGATCCTTAAAGCGCCTATCACACAGATACATAATGCATTCGCGGGAATCACCCGAATGCATCAAAGAGGTGACAGCAACTCTAATGCTATCAACAGCCATATAGTTAAATTTTGCTCTGTGTGACTCCAAGGTTTTGTCAATTTTGCTTTCAGCTGTTGGAGTTATCTCAGATCTGTCTTTCAATGGCTCAAACGTGGTGGCCATGATCTCCTCATCCTCACTGAACTCCTTGAATTGGCACCTTTCGGCGCTAAGAACTTGCTCAGTGTCTTTGTGAGCCCTAGAGACTCCTAGAAGGGCACTAGCCCTTTTCTTGATGCGAGTCACCAATTGCTTGGAGCTCTCACCAGGGTTACGCTCCACATCTGAGACATCAAAGAAATTGTACATGCACGTGGAAGCGTTTTCAACATCGCCCCACAGTCCATTGGCAGCAGCCAATGCTGTGGCAGTGGGATCATTAATATTAATTCCATCTACTAATCGTACAGTGCTTTTGCTTGGAGCAGACATTGTGTTGCAGTGTGTTGAGTTATCAAATCTTGAAAATAGAGATAGATAAGAAGAAGAAAGAAATTCCTTTATCGCCTCGAAAGAGGGGCCGACTTGCACGGCGGTGATATGTAGGAAATTTCGGGAAGTTGAGTTGAGAATTGAGAGAATTGAGAATGAATTCAAAACAGAACGAAATCGCTTTTAAC